GTCAGGTCTTTAATCGTGTATTTATTAATCAGTGCCAATTCATCGGCAGTCACTTCTAACCCTGCCACTTTTGCGGATTTTGTTATTAATTCGTTCATTTATTCACCTCCTTCACTAGAATTAAATTGTTCGCCTGCCATACGAACAGGCATCATATTACCATTGCATAGCAAGGTATCACCTCCTGCCACATTTGGTAAATCAAGCATTGCTCTTGCCTCGTTGGGTGTTTTTATAGCGCCCTGTATCGCAGTGTTAAGGCTTTCAATCTGTGTTTTAATATCGGCTCTTAAAATGACCGAAACATTAAACTTGAAATAATAGCCGTTCTGCAATTCTTCTGCACTTAACAACTTGTACGACATTTCTTCTTCATACTGTTTTAGGATATAAAGCAGAGTATCGACATAAAATGCAAGCTGTTGTTGTTCTGCTGCGGCATAAGATGCCTTTTCATAATCGTTTATTTGATTTGGTTTTATGCCAAAGGCAGCTGCAATCTGTAAAGCAGAATATCTTTTAAGCTCGATAAACTGATTATCTACCAGCTTAATATTTAGAGGTTGCAATGTGGCTCCGATTGGAATAGGGATAATTGTCTTGACGGTATCGTTATTGCCGAGTGCAAAGTCCTCTATACCTTTAACAAACTTTTTCGTCAAATCATCGTTCAGCGCTCCTGTATATTGCAGCACCGCTTTAGCAATAAAACCGTTTTCGTAGAGTTTATTAAGCATTGTTTGTGCGGTTACATTACCGCCGATTGTGCTTGCCAACATTTCCCGAACTGATAGACCCTTAATGCCGTTGAGGCTGGTTGATGTTTTAAAATGCAATACACTATCATGACTAATTTTATACATATCGCCATTATCAGGGTGACTATAGACATACCAAATGGCGTTTTTGCTACCCCACAAGCCTTTATCATCAATCCAAATTTGTACCGCTGCGCTCGGCAATATCCAAAGTGTCATATTGCTACCTGCGCCTCTTATCCAAACATAGGCATTGCCGTAGTGGTTGCGGTTATATTCAACCGTTGACCAAAAATGTGTTGCAGTCATGTACGGATTGGGTCTTGTTGCTAGTGTATTGTAAATTGGGTGTTTATAGGCTTTCTGCACTCCGTTGCTATCAGTTTGTTGCTGCAACTTTAGCGGCAGCTTGCCAAGACTTTCCGACAAAACTTTTAAGCAGGCGAAATATGTTGCCTCACTTAGCGCATCGCCTGACACTCCGCTCAATCCCAGCATATCAACCAAAGTTTGCAGCGTAACATCGCTAGTTGTTGCCGATTTTGTTGTTGTTTTAAATGGATTTTTCGTATTTTCACCCCCTTTCTGCAATAAAAAAAGCGCTCAAAGCGCCTAGTTCCAACCCATTCTCTCAAGATATTTCTGCATTTCGCCATCAATATCAATGTCGGTATCTTGCTTAATGCTCAAAATATGACTGTCAATAGCAGCATCTACAGGGTCAATGCGCCTATTTTTTGCGTTCGGCTCTTTATCAACTTTGATTTCGCCAAACGAATTGCTTACTATCTTAGCATTTATAAAACTCCACACAAACAACTCACTGCCTTTGTTATATTCCATGTCACCATTTTTAATAAGTAGCTGTAAGTCTACCGTTGCATCATTCAAAAACCGTGCGGATTGTGTAATCATTGTAAGTGGGCAGCCTAGTTCTTCTAAATCCGCAAGAAAACCATCAGCATTATGAGGGTCATAACCAACGCCTAAATATTCAAAGCCATATTCCTCTTGCAAGTCTTTTAAATGCTTGACAATGTATTTATAGTCGTTCTTAAAGTCCATTAAGCCGCCTGTAACGGTTATTAAGCCATCACGCTCCCAAATATCATAAGGTGCAATATCAGTCTGTATATGCTCTTGTAGCCTAGCCCTCGGCATGAATGAGTGAGAATAAAAATAATATTTTTGTCTACCGGCATAAGTAAACGGAAATTCAAGATTAAGCGTGGTTAAGTCACCGCCAGAGGATAAGTCTAATCCGACATAGCAAGGTTGCCCTCGGAAATCTTCTAGTGTTCTATTTGAGCCACAACCCCTGAAAGCTTCTACATCTATATACTGATTGTCAGATTTTTGGACCCATACATTTAACCGCTTAGTAAGAAAGTCGCGTAGCTCAAAACCACCCATCTCTTTAGCACGTTTAGCATCATCTTCAAGCGTTTCAATGCCCTTGTCCGTTGCGCCTAATCTTGGGTTACTTTTGATATAGTTATTACTATCATAATAATCATCATCTTTATCAAGTGAAAATACACAACTGAAAAAGGTTTCGTCTTTCACTATTCCACTTGCTACGTTCTGTGCGTATTCGTGCATCTCATAACAAAAACTATTCAGGTCAAAGCCTGCGGTAGTTATCATACTTATAAGCGTTTCATCAAGCGAACCTGTACCATTTACAATGGATTTATAAATACTGTTATCTTTGTGCTGGTGTACTTCATCAAGTGAAGCCCAAATAGCACGAAATCCGTCAAGGGTCTGCCTATCTCTGCTTAATGCTTCAATGGTGCAATTTGTATCAAGGCATTTAATCAATGAGTTATATTCTTTAACGCCAAATAGTTCCGCAAGGTCACTATCAGAATTAATAAACTTGGCAATCTCTTTCCATACAATCATAGATTGTGCGTGTTTTGTAGCACAGCAATACATTTGACCGTATTTGTAACCACCAAAGCCGCCTATATAAGTAGCTTCAACACCATTTATAAAACTTTTGCCGTTCTGTCTAGCCATCTCTATGTAGGATATGCGGTACTTTCTAAAGCCTTTATCATTGTACCAGCCAAATAATGAACCTAAGATAAAGCATTGAAACGGCATTAAATGTAAGTTTTCTACCGTCATACCCTCGGCAATTTGTAACATTTCAGCGAAATCAATAATTTTATTAGCCTTGTCCGCATCAAAATAATAAGCGAAGCCCTCTGTGTTCTGCCTTTCCAAATCGCTCAAATGCCGTTTACAGGCGTTTTTCTGGTCAATGCCAGCCAATATAGTGCCGTCAACTACTGCCCTTGCATACTCGGTACACCTATCCACTGCCCATCACCCTAAATTTATTCTGCTTTGGTTCTTCTTTCTTCGGTACAACTAGCTTACAACGGCTGCTTATTGTTAAACCTAATTCCTTGGCGGCTGATTGGCATTGTTTATATGCCCTATCCTGTATTTTGGTGGCTGCATCAATAGCGTTTATCATTTCCCATTCTGCCGGCAGGCTATCCACTATTTTGCAAAACTTAATATAGTTATCTTTGGCTATAATATATCGAGCTAAAGCATCACAATCAAGGTTGCTCATAATATCAATTCGCTTTAGTTCGTTTGCAATCTGGTCAAACTCTTTTTTTTGTTCTGCCATCAGATAATCAGGTGCGATAATGTTATCACTTTCGGCTTTCACTTCTGATTGTTCACGCTCTTTAATCTCCGATTTTGTTAAATGTTTTTTCCCTTTCGCCTCAAGTAGTTTTATAGGCTCTCTTTGCATTATCTCACCTCTTTTTATCTGCTATGGGGAGTTTTTACTGTAAAAACCTCTAGGCTGCGGTGTTGCGTTAAAGGCTTGAAACAATTTTACCCGCCCTACCCCTTACAAAATCGCTTGTGCTGCTTGTTATGACACCTAACACATAAACACATTAGGTTAGTTATATCAAGCCGCCTTGCCCAGCCCTCGGGCGTGTCGATTGGTATAATATGGTGGACATCCTCTGCTATCTCTCCGCAACACTCACATTTATAGCCTGATTGTTGCAACTTAACTAGCCTTAGTGTTCGCCAGTCCTTAGAATTATAAAACGCTTTATATTCTGCGTTGCGTGTCTTATCGTACTGCTTAGTACGCATTGCCCTGCTCTGCTGTTTATGCTCATCTACTACGGTTTGACAGGCTTCGCAGTATGTTGTGCCGTATGGTATTATCTTGCGACACTTAGCGCATTGTTTTGTTAGCATTATACTTTAGCCTTATGTTTTCCATCAGGTTTATCCGGCTCATGTATCAC